GACGCTGGGAATGGCGTGGTGGGAAGCCGCTGACGACGCCTACCTTGACGAGACCAAGTGGGGCGAAGCCAACCCTGGACTGCTCAGCGACCCAGCCATCCTGAGTCTTGAGGACTTACAGAGTGCAAAGAAGCGCACGCCAGAGGCAGAGTTCCGAACCAAGCGCCTGAACCAATGGGTCAGCAGCTCGCAAGCCTTCCTGCCGACTGCAACGTGGGACGCCTGCAAGGATGACCAGATCGCGCTGAACAAGGAGGACGAGATTGTGCTGGGCTTTGACGGCTCCTTCAGCAACGACTCCACGGCCATCGTCGCGTGCCGCGTGGCAGACAAGGCGTTCTTCGTGCTCGGACACTGGGAGCGACCGCTCGATGCGGAACTGAACTGGCGCGTGCCGGTTGAGGAGGTTGAGGCGAAGATGCTGGACATCTGCAAGGCGTTCAACGTGCGCGAGATTGTCTGCGACCCATTCCGCTGGCAGCGGTCAATGGAGGCGTGGCAGCAGATGGGTCTGCCTGTCGTTGAGTTCCCACAGACTCCGAGCCGTATGGTGCCAGCCACCGCAGCCTTCTATGATGCAGTGGTCAATGGCAGGGTGAAGCACAATGGGGACCCAAGCCTCGCCAGACACGCCGCAAACGCGACGCCGTACTACTCTCGCAATGGGCTTATGATTCGGAAAGAGTCCAAAACGTCGTTGAAGCGCATAGACCTCTTAGTGGCCAGCCTTATGGCACACAGCCGAGCGGGTACACTTGGCAATGCGCCAGCGCCTAAGCCAAAGGCTAAGGTCGAGTGGATTGAGTTGTAGGGAGACTGATGGGCATTCTTGATCGCGTCTTCGGACGCAGCGAGCCAGAAGAGAAGCGATTCATCGGCGGCCAGTGGCTCGTCCAGGAGGCGCAGACAGGCGCAGCCGGTGTTGTCGTCACGCAAGAAAACGCCACGTCTATCGGCGCAGTCTATGCCGCCGTGAAGCTCTACGCCGACACGGTTGCCGCAATGCCGTGGGACACCTACATCCGCATTGACGGAACGCGCCGACCATACCGTCCGCGTCCGCGCTGGATGGACGTTCCGATTCCTAACAACCCGAACTACACAGCGTTCCAGTTCAAGCATCGCGTCGTCTCGTCGCTGCTGCTTGACGGCAACGCATTCATCCTCTGCCTGCGCGACTCGTCAGGCAACGTCATTGAGACTCGCGTCCTTGATCCGCAGAAGGTGGAGATCAGGACTGGCGAGATGGGCGTGCCGGTCTATCACATTGAGACCGTTGAAGGCGTCGCCATCCTCGGCACTGAAGACATCATCCACATCCCGCTCTTCGCCACTGGCGAGATGCATCGCGGACTGTCTCCAATCGAGCACCACAAGGTGACCCTCGGACTTGCAAGCGCGACGCAACTCTTCTCCGCGAAGTTCTATGAGAACAACGCAAGCGTCGGCGGTCTGATCAAGGTTCCAGGCGAACTGACACAGGATCAGGCAGAGGCACTCCGCACTGGCTTCGGTCGCCGACACGCGGGCGTGGACAAGGCGTGGCGCGTGGCCGTCCTAACAGGCGGCGCAGACTATCAGCAACTTGGCGCAAAGATCAGCGACCTGCAGCTCGTAGAGACGCTGCACTACGGCGTAGAAGCCATCGCTCGCATCTACGGCGTGCCGCTCCATCTGCTCCAGTACCCAGGCGGCAACACGTCCTACGCCTCGGTCGAGTTGATCGGCATTGAGTGGCTGCGACTCGGACTCGGACCAATCATCGCCAATCTTGAGTCTTCGTTCCAGCGCATCGTGCCAGGCAGCCAGCAGACCTTCTTGAAGTTCACGCTGGACGGACTGCTCCGCGCAACGACGCAGGAGCGATACAACGCCTACAGCACGGCACTCAACAACGGCTTCCTCAGCCTGAACGAAGTGCGATCACTTGAAGACCGCTCGCCAATCGGACCAGCCGGTGACGAATACTGGAAGCCGCTCAACATCGGTGTTGTGGGCGAATCTGAGCCGCAAGCCTGATGTCCTACATCATCACCGACATTGACGGTACGCTGACGACAAGCGGAGACACGCCGAACCAGCCATTCATCGACTGGCTCAAGAGTCAAGCCAACGACTTCGGCGCCGAGGTGATCATCGTATCCGCGCGGAACATTGACCGACTTGCGGAGACCGAGCGTTGGCTGAATGACAACCTCGTGCCGTATGAGGAAATCTATCTTCAGGACTTTGGTGAGACCAACCCAGCCGTGAACGAAGCGTTCAAGGCGTACAAATACAGCAAGTTGCAAGAAGAATACGGCGACGAGATCGCCTTCCTCGTAGACAACGACGCCGAGGCACGCGACGCTGCCGAGGGGATGGGCATCCCCGCCTACACGCCAGACGAGGCAATCGCGCTGACGGTAGACGACGGCGAAGACGAGGACGAAATGCGAATCCTGATCGACGTGCCGCAATACATCCAAGAGGCCGCTGAGAAGGGTCTGACCTACCAGCGCAACGGCTACGCCGGGGACGGACTCACCGACCAGACGATTGAAGAGGCGCGTCAGCTGCGCGCTGGTCAAGTCGAGGACGACAAGGTGACGAGGATGCGGGCGTGGATTCTGCGACACCGTGGCGACTGGGAAGGCGTACCTCGCAACAACAACTCTGACGATGAGGACTTCCCAGGACCAGGCGCCGTTGCCGCCTACCTCTGGGGCGTAGACCCCACAGCAGAAAATGGTACAGACAGGGTTCTACAATGGGCTGACGGCGTTCTCGCGCCGCTTGATACAGAAGAGAGGTTCGACGTGAAAGAACTTGAGACGCGCGCTATCTCGATGGGCGACTACAGGGTGGAAGATGCCGAAGACGGCCAGAAGCGCATCAGCGGCTACGCCGCGCTCTTCAACACGCCTTCCGCTGGACTTCCGTTCACCGAGGTCATCGCTCCAGGCGCATTCAAGCGCACACTCTCCCGCGTTGCAGACGGCAAGAAGTTCGTTGCGTTCCTCTTTGGACACGACGAGACTCGCGCACTTGCGACAACCGCAAGCGGTCGGCTTACGCTGGTTGAAGATGAGCGCGGCTTGAAGGTTGAGGCGTTGCTTGACCCAGCCGATCCTGATGCCGCTTCAGTTCTCTCAAAGGTCCGCAACGAGGCCAGTTCTATGGGCTGGTCGTTTGGGTTCACTATCCCAGCACGAGGTGATTCTTGGAACGAGGATGAGCGCACGCTGCGCGAAGTCAATCTCTTTGAGGTGAGCGTCCTCAGTGCAGGACAGACTCCCGCATACCCAGCCACGCTGGGTCTTACCTCCGTTCGCAAGGTCGCGTCCCGAATGGGCGTAGACGGCGACCGGCTTATCTCAGCCATCGAGTCCATCAAGGCAGCGCAACCGCTGACCGCTGAGGACGTCGAGGTGATCGAGTCCGTCACGGAGAAGCTGGCTCCGAAGCGCGAGATGACTGATCCTTCAGTCGCTCGTGCCAAGTTGCTACTCGCCGAGATGGAGTCGGAATCGCTCTAGCAGCCACGAGGTCCCGCCCCGCTGCGCTAAGTACGCAAGCCCGCGAAAGACCATCCCGCTAGGAGAGCCGCAACATTGTGGAAAACCAGATAGTGAAAGGAGTCTGACCAAAATGGCAGACATCAAGAAGCTCGCAGAGAAGCGCGCAAATCTGCTCACGCAGGCGACCAGCATTGTTGCTGAAGCTGCTGAGTCGGGTGCCGCTCTTGAAGGCGACAAGCAGACGCAGTTCGAGGCTCTTACGGCCGAGGCTGCAACCATCGCTTCAGTGATCCGCAGCGAGAAGGATGCTTCAGAGGCTCGTTCAGCCGCTGATTCAGCCCGCGCTGAGTTCGCTCAGGTGATCGCTCCTAAGGCCGAGAAGTCCGAAGGCAGCAACGACGAACTGCGCGCACTTGCCCGAAGCGGCGGCGTACAGGTCTTCGAGTACCGTGACGTTTCCCGCAGCACCGGTCTTGGAAACCCAGTTTCCATCGCCGACCGCGTGAACGTTGTCGCGGCACAGTTCAACCCATTCATTGACCCGGCAATCGTGTCGGTCGTTCGCGCAAGCACAGGCAACAACATCCAGTTCCCACGCGTCACGGCGCTTGGAACCGCTGGTTCAGTTGCTGAAGCCGGCACGATCGGTGAGTCAGACGGCACGCTCAGCGCGCTGTCCCTCACGCCAGTCAAGTACGCGACCATCATTCAGGTCACCGAGGAGCTTGCCGAAGACGCAGCCTTCGACCTGAGCGCGATGATCGCCGAGAAGTGTGGTGCTGAAGTTGCAGTTGCTCACGGTGCATTCGCAGGAACCGCTGTTGCGGCTCAGGCGGCACTTGGCGCAACTGGTTCAGGCACGGTCTCAATCAACCCAACCTTCACAGACCTTGCCAAGTTGAAGGCCTCTGTGAATCAGGCATACCGACGTGCTCCAAAGGCAGGTTGGTTGATGAACGACACAACGCTCGGCGTTGTGACTGGTCTCGTGGATACGGCTGGACAGCCAATCTTCCGACCAGGTGATGCGAACACTCCAGATCGACTCCTCGGAGCCCCGATCTACAGTGCAGCACTCATTGACCTGACGGACGACACCGCAGGAGCAATCCTGTTCGGTGACCTCGGACAGATCTACACCGTCCTCGTGGGCGGCGTGCGAGTTGAAGTTTCCCGCGAGTTCGCGTGGAACCTCGGCCTGATCTCGTACAAGGTTGAAGTTCGTGGCGCAACCGGGCTTTCACAGGCTTCAGCAGTGAAGTCGTATAAGTCAGCCAACGTCTAATCGTTAGGCGCTAGGTAGCGGCAGGGAGTCGGGCTTCGGCTCGGCTCCCTGTTGCATTAGTGGGAGGGTTTATGGACATCTTCAAGAAGCTCAAGGCGCTGGCTCGGCGGACGCCTCGTATAATCAACGCAGAGGCACATACGAGCCACGTAGAGCGTGCCGTAGTCGTAAGGTGGGGCAACACAGCCACCTTGAAGCGAACGCCTGTCAGCGGGCGGGAAAAGGGGAATAGCGAGTGAGCGAGCAGCGCATCAGCAGCAGGCAAGTCACAGTCGGGACGGCTGCCACTGCGCTCGGCGAGGGTCTGGTCTCAGGCTCTGAGTTCCACCTGTTCTGCACGGCAGCAGGGAGCCAGAAGGTCTTCTTGGGCGGTGCGAACGTGACGACCACGACTGGCTTCCAGTTGCACAAGGACACACACGTCTCAATCCACATTCCTGAGCGCATCCAGTTGTATGCTGTGTCCGATAACGCTGGCGCAACCGTCAGCATCCTGCAAGTCGGAGGCATCTAAATGTCATACGCAACACTCGCAGAGTTCAAGAGCGCAATCGGGATCGGCACTGCCGACGTCACCGATGACACCGCGCTGCAGTCGGTGCTCGATGCAACCGACGCACTGATTGACCTCTACACCGACCGCAAGCAAGGCTTCGGCACCGCGACGGAGACGCGCTACTACACGGCGGAGGACTACAAATACGTGCTCGTAGATGACCTTGTGAGCATCACGACCCTGAGCACGGATGACGATGGCAACGGAACCTACGAGACCACGTGGACGGTAAACACCGACTACAACCTTGCACCTGGCAACGCAGCTCTTGACGGCTGGCCGTACAACGAGATTGACGTCTCGGTCACGTGGCCACGCAACTTCCCACGCGACGTCTATCGCGGCGTCAAGGTGGTCGGCGTCTTCGGATGGCCCGCAGTGCCGAGCGCCGTCAAGCAAGCCGCAATCATTCAGGCGGGCGCAGTCTGGTCGAGCCGCACCTCGCCGTTCGGCGTGATCGGGAGCCAAGACCTCGGCGGCATCTTGCGACAGACACGCGCATTGCATCCCGAAGCGCAAGTGTTGCTTGAGGCGTACCGCAGGCGCGAAGGTCTGGCTCGATGAGCTTCAACGACGCGACAATCATTGCAGGACTTGCCGCGCACCTGACGGCAATCTCCAAGCCATCCGGCTACACGCTTCGCACCGTCCACGCATTCCCGCCAGACAACCTTGCGGTGGTCCCAGCTGCGGTCATCGTGCCAGGCGACGACACCATCAGCTACGGCGCAGCGAATCGCCAAGTCGTGCTGACGCTGAACGTGGTCATCTACATTCAGCCGCAGGCAGACCTCGGCCGCA